TCTCATTGCTTTATCATACAGCTTTCCTGTTTCCTCAAAATCATTGATACTTTCCATTGCAAAATCATCATCATGACCTTTTGCTTTAAAGTATTGAAACAGGATAGCTTTCTGAGCTCTATTATCTTCCCTTGTCAACTCATAGTCTGACAAGTCATTGTTAGGATTGAAAGCTTCAAAGAATCTCTTAGGGTCACCACCCGCAAGCACATAGTCTAAGTGTTGCTGTACTTCCGGGAATTGATTGAACAACTGCTGGAGTTGATCTTCTGCTATATTCTGTGCAACATCTTTTACAAAGTTGGTTAGTCCTTCTGTAGTATCATCATACTCATTCTCTAACTCATACCCAAGGGTATTTGCAATTTCAAAGATGATAGATTCTTGAGAATCTTCATTATCATTATCATCTTCTACTTCCTCATCATCTTGAGGGTCTGCTAACGGATCATCCTCGTCATAGTCACGAGGTTCAGTATCTATTTCTTCTCCCTCCTCTTCCTCTTCAACGTCATCTTCAATTTCTTCTTCAACTTCAGTTTCTTCTACTGCTTCAAGTCCATCTCCAAGCATGTCATCTAAAGACAGTGCATCTAAATCGACTTGAGGTTGAGATTTGGTTTTGGTTGTTCTGCTCATGATACAAAAATATTTTTATTTGGTTTAATTTGCAACATATATTTAGTTTTTCTAAATACCTTTATAATATCCCACTTTCCCTTATTTCTTTGGGGATTTAGCCTTAATCTTTTTCTCTTGTTTTAGCATTGCAGCTGTAGGTTTCTTTCCAGAACCTTTATTAGCTCGAATATTATCCCATAATCCTCTCTGCGAATAAGAGCCATCAGCTCTCTTAATCATCTCTTTCTTAGCCATATTATTTATATTGATTTAATGGATTTAATTGTCTTATCAAATCATAGTAAGAACCTGATGGAGGAGTAGGTTTTTTACCTTGAACCATTCTATTAAATTCCGTTAAAGCTGAATTTGGGATTCCCATCTGTCTTGCTTTATTAGCGCTGGTTTCGAATCTTTCAATATCTTTTCCGTCTACAGCTTCTTTTCTTTTCCACCCTCGAAGCCATTGCTCGGCTGAAGTGGTTTTTCCTTGAGCATACGCTCTCATATTAGTTCCTTCAGAGTAATTCATGTCTAATAAAAATAATGCTCTCTGTCTATCTAAAGATAAGTTTCTAGCATCATTATTTGGAATATTTATCCAACTTGGGACTTTATTTCCTGTCTGCTCCGCATATTGTCTGACTCTTTGCTGCAATCTTGGAACAGTAGATGCCTCAATTTGAAATGCTCCTTTTGCAATTCCACTTCCTCTTTGTACCATTTTAGGATCCATTGTATGCCCACTTTCATGATACCCAGATGTATCACTTAGAGCTAAATACTGTTGGGGAGTTCCTCCATGCATTCTAGCCATATGTTTTGCTACTTCAAACGCACTAAATGGATCTACATTTTTACTGCCCCCTCCTTGGTATTTACTAACACTCCCAGATCTTAGTAATCCTCCATATTTTTTAAACCCTTGCTTTTGGAAAAAATATTTAGATGTAGCACCCTCACCGCTCCAGTCAGCTTGCCATATAGGAGTTGTTGTTGGGGAAAATTCTCTTTCATCAGCTACTTGCGTTATTTTAGGAACAAGTCTCTCATATGTATCTTCAGTTCCCGTAAATACTCTTATTGAATTATTGTCATTAATGCCTCTTCTAGTATCTATTGGTTGGTTGAATGTTCTAAGTAAATTTTGATAAACTCGTTCATAGCTATCTCCAAATTGTGGATTTCCAATAAGGGAGTTTACAATTCCTTCGAATTGTTCCTGAGAATACAAACTATTTATACCTGGAGCATAAGGTCCTGACCCTTCTTGTATAAGCCCCTGAATTTGTCCCATTAGATATTTACCAGACATATTAGGAGTTATATCTATAGGCATAAGTTCTCCAATAACATTCCCATAATACCGTGCCCTGTCAAGATCTGAAGTACTATATATACCTGGTCCATAAGCCCTATCGCCTGATCCAAATGGGGATGTTAAAAATTTTGCAGCTTCGTCTAGATTGTTTGCGCGTACTCCTCTAAATGATGTTAAATATTGTCTCCCAAAATCTTGAACTGCCGAAGCAACTTCCGGGGAGTTCATCATTCCAGTATTATATGTAGCTGCAAGTTGTGGGTAATCTGCTAAAACAGTGTTTATAAGTCTACCAGTGTTATTTTGTCCACTTCCTCTCATTTGAGTATCGGGATAAATATCTCTATAAAGCTGTCTAGCATTATTGCCAGCTATACTAATTGTACCAGCAGCGTTAGCTAATTCCTCTGACATCCCCCCTGTATTATTATATGCTGCGCTACTCACAAGGTTAGCAGCTTCTTCAGCTGAGGTGATATCATGTCTTTTAAATGTATTTGCAGCTTCAAACAAATCTTGGGCCGAATTAGGAACTCTTATTGTTCCTGGTAATAGTACTGATGCAGCAGCTAATCCTGCTCCTAATCCTCCCTCAAGATAATTACCCTTTGCTATTTGTGCTCCAGATTCTATAATTCCCTGCAAATCTCCAGCAGGAGTTACGTATGTAGCTGGGGATACGCTCTCTGCTCTCCCGCTGGTCATAGCTGCACGTTTGTTGGGGTCTCTCCATTCATTAGTTTTGTTAAACATTAATGTTTGGAAAGCCTGCTCTTCGGCCTGCCTTTGTGCCCTTGGATCTATAACTCTCTGTGCTGGTCTATCTCTTACCAACGGATCAGGACGTACATCCATTGGTTGGAGGGTAGTTATTTCCGCATTAGGATTTCTTCTAGGACCTGCAGTTTGATATCTCCTCACACCTCCTGTCTGCATATTAGCAGGAGTTTCTACAACTGTTCCTTCCTGTGGACCTGTAGGAAGATTCTGTATCCCAGGAGGTACACTCTTGAATGATTCTATCAAATGCCCATTGTTATCATACTTATCAATATTTATTGGGGCTTTCATCCCAACAGTATTGAATGGGGCATTTGCAGGAATATTAGGGAATACCATGCTTTGATCAACCTGCCCTCTTTCATGGAATGGGCGTAAACCTTGCTCTTGTTCTTCAGGAGTATTAGCAACTATTGGTTGAGGTTGCTGTTGTTGCATCTGTTGCATTTGCTGCAACTGTTGCTGTCCTTGTTGTTCTTGAACAAACTCCGAGATAATATCTCTCCCTGCATCATATGCAGAGAATACATCCATAATCGAACCTGGGAATCCAGATTGTCTATGTCTGTTTAATAGTTCTCTTCGAGTTTGATTATTCATTAACCAAGAAACTTAAGTTTATAATATGCGGAGTTAAGAGCAGTTTTAATAGTATCTAAATCATTTACAATCTCAGATTGCTCTATAGTCTCTTGTACTTCGTGGATCTTATCTCTAAGCTTTTTTATGTACGTAAGAGCTTGATCAATTGAGTTTAATTCAGGAGCATATACAAATTTATATTTAGGAATTTCTCCTGTAGCCCCTTGAAATGATTCTGCAACTTGATCAGTTAACTCTCTGAGTTTATCATAAAGTTCATTCAGCGCTTTGTGTTGAGCATATGCTGAAGTTCCTGTTACAATTAAGTGCAAGATATGAAATTTATTAGAAGCATCCAATAACTCCACGATTAACTCTGGGAGTGTAGGATATTTCTCTTTCTCCTCTTTAACTTTATTAAGCTTCTCTATATACTTCATTTCTGCTTAGCTTGTGGGGCTGATTGAGCTTGTTCTTTTAACCCAAGTTCTTGTTGCTTGAGGTCTAACTCTTTCTGACGAATCTCAAAGTCAGATACCATCTTCTGCAGATCAATATCAAGTCTGTTTGTTTGATCAGATGCTTCTGCATTGATCAATGCAATCTCAATATCTTTCTGTCTATTTCTCTCGCTGTCCTGATACTTCATCTGAGACTCTTGCTGCTTAGATGCAAGTTCTTTCTGCTTCATCTCCATCTCAGCTTGCTGTTGTGCTTGCTGCAATTCTTGCTGAGCACGTTCTGCTCTTGCAATCTTATCCTTAATAGTTGCAAAGCTCTCAGTATCTAATAACTCTAGAACTGCAGATGCTGGAACTCCGTTCTGCATCATAGCCTGTGCAATAGAACGTGCCTGCTGTAAGTTCTCTTGATCCTTTCCTGAGTCAGACATAAATATCCCGTACTCAGTTTCCATATGCCCAAGAGAATCAAGATCTAAGTATTGAATAGAGGTATCTGGGAGTATGTATGTTCCCTTCTTCCCACTTACCCAAGCTTCTTTCGAATAATCCAACAATCCTTGAAGTTCTCTCTGTTCGAATTGAGCAAACTTCCTAAAGATATCTTCAGTGATATGTGAGGATTGTACAATAGCCTGCTGTGAAGCACCCTTTCCTTCATACGTTCCAATACTCCCTTGTCTTTGTCTATTAACCCCAGATATCTTTTCCCACTCTAACATAATAGAGTCAAGTAACTGAATATACTGAGCTATTGTCTTTACAGACATATCAAGTACCGACTGGTGTGTTGGGGACAGCTGAATACCTTCTTGATTGTAGTCCACCCATGCAATACCTGTTCCTTCTAAGTAGTACATGAACTTATCCATATCCCACTTCTTAGGGATAAGATTGATATCAAACTGAGCAATAATATCTTTAGATCTAGCAATGGATAGTTCCATTCTATACTTAAAGATGTTATAGTTAAGCTGATAGGGAATCCCTAAACTAACTAAAGAGATGTTATTAGAGTTGACATCAGAGTATCTCCGCCCATTGATTGGGAGTTTACACAATGATGGGTTATCCATTGATGTTCTCTGATTAGGAATTGGGGACATCTTAATATAAAATCTCCCATCTATCCTTGTACCTTCCCATACTTCGTTAACCCATTCAAACTTCAGCTTAGCTCCTTGAGCTTTAAGCTCTGGAGTTAACTTGTATGATTCATCTACCTCCATCTCCTCAATGGTTCCTGTAGTCTGATCCATGTACTCTACAAATCCAATTCTCTTTCTGCTCTTCCAGTAAACAGTGATACACTCAATGAGTCTATTTCTGTAGATATTGTCATTATTCCCTGCAGCTTCAGATCTGTACAATAAGTAAGTATCTACAGATTGATGGGTTGGGTTCTCAAGTTCTAATACTTGTTCTTCACTCAAATAATCCCCAAAGTGATCAACAAGCGTAGATGCATGTGCGAATTTTCTAATAATTGCCCAATCCCCATCTTCTACGAAATCAATATCAGGGTCTTTATCAAAGTCAATATCTAATGGGTTGAGTACCTCGTAGAAAGGTTCTTTCCTGCGGACACCTTTATGAGAATAGCATTCCCCAGAAACTAAGAAGTGAAAGAATTGCTTTTGAAACTTATCGTAGATCTCTTCTTTCTGCATAATGTAATTGATAGCAGCCTGTCCTTTGATGGCTCTATCATCTACATACGTTCTTTCGAATTGCTCAACAATCTGCTTAGGAAGCTCAGGCTGTTGCTGTTGCTGCTGAGGATTGTTTGGATCCATCTGCTGCTGAAGCTTGGCAATAAACGTAGCTTGTATGTTGGTTAAGAGTGATTGCTTTTTAGCCTCCTCTTTCATCGTAATAGCATCCGCATTCTCTACAACAACTGTGTAGTTCATAGGACGCTTTGACTTCTCCCCAAGTAATAAGTCTATAATTGGTTTGATGATTGGATAGTTACGTAATTTAGATGGGAAGTTCTCTCTTGTTTTCCCATAAGGCTTCAATACGTACTTATAATCCTGCTCATCAATCTCCCCATTGTAGTAATCATACAGCGTCTTAAGCGTATTTCTGCGTTCAGACAGCCCAAATTTAGATATGTTAATGAATGCATTAACACAATCTTTTCTCCACTGCTCAGACTTCTGGCTTAGTGGGACTCTTTGTTTAGGTATTTTAGCGTATCCGTACATCCTTGCAAAGTTAATAAATTATCTATAATTATTGTCAAACCAGTCATCCAACGC